GACAAAGAGTCATACAAGTTATCTTCGATTGCTTCTTCAGTCAATGCGAAGCCCATAGCAACAGTTTCGTGCGTGTAGCGTGCAGTGAACGCTTCTTGCGCTGCGTCATACTCAATAGCGCCACCTTCCTGTTTAACAGGAGCAGCACCGAAGCCTGACAATTTAGTTTCTTCTTCAAAAGAACGGTCAGAGGTCTCTTGTTCGTAGATCTCTTTGTGCTCTTCACCATACTTAGCGTACTCTAAGCCAAACAAAGCGTTTAGTCCGGGGAGTAGCTCTTTTAACAGTTGTGATCTTGAAATAGCCATTGATTACTCTCCTTAAACGCCAGTAGCATCGGTATACTGATGCGTGTTGAATCTAACAATAGCTTCTACGTAACCGTTGCTAGTTTTTGTATCTTCAACAAGATCAATAATACGAAGTGGGAGTGTGTTGGTAGTAGCTACCGTTTTAGTCATCCCAATTTTTGAGTTTCCAGTTGTATCGTCACCACTTAGCGCTTGCTCAATTGAAGCATTTGAACCAACTGCTGCGCGAGTGAGAGTGTCATCTACTGCGCCAGCAGTAGTAACAATAGCAACTTTACAAAGTATCGAAGGGTTGTCCATAACAACAGCAAACGCGTTAGACACACTAGTTCCCGGATAGTATTGAGAAAACTCTAGTTGACTGTTTGCATTTGTGTATTCACAACCAAGGAAAACACCTGCGATTTTTACACCAGTCTCAGCAGTAATACGGGTAGCCGTACCATTAGCTGCGATGGTTACAAGATCACCATTGTGCATTTTAGTAGCATAAGCACTGTCAATGGGGATCCTACGAGTAGATCCTGCGAAAGAAGTACCACCAGTCAAGTTGATTGGTTTGAACCCGTACGCAGCATCAAGAGTTGGATAAGCCATTTTCGACTCCTAATAAAAAAATTTAACCTTTACCGAAAGTGACCTTAGACTTTCTGTCGTTAAACAGAGGCATTCTAGGATCATTTTCCCTCATAAGGTTGTTGTCTACAGCGTGCATCTGTTGTTGCGCTTGATTGGTATAATAAGCGTTACGATCTTCAGCAAGCTCGACTGGAGCCTTACATAGCATCAAACCACCGATCACAATGTTGTCAGCGAACTTATCGTGTTCTACTGCTACTACAGTGATTTCTGGATGATCTGCCGCTTTTACTGGCTCCCAACCTTCTCTTAATTTTGATGAGACGTTCATAGCATCGGTTTGACCAACCGAAGTTACCCTAATCCATCTGTACGCATACCCTTCTTCGGGCGTTGGACTTGGCAAAACATCTGGACGTTTCCATGTAGTTTTACGTTTTGTAACTTCTCGAGTTTCTAACTCACGATCTGTACGGTTTAGTTTATTCTCAGCCATTACACTTTCCTCATCTCTTCAGCAACCTTTTTGGCGTATAGTTCAAGCGGTACTCCTAATTTCTTAGCGATAGCTACTTGTGTCCGCGTTAATTTCACCTTCTTAGGTGATGTGCTCCGCGACGCGGGAGCGACCACATTAGATTTTCGCTTCTTAGTTTCTTGCTCTTCAATTTGTTCGTCCTCTCCGAAATACTCCGAAAAGGTAGAACGCATACGAGAGTCAATTCTCTCATAGTATTCATCACTGCTGGGGTCAAGGCCTTCGTTCACTGCCTTATTATGTACCCCCATTGCAAAAGCAGTCATCTCCTCATCTGCACCAAACCAAGTGTTCTCTTTTGCCCAGTTTGCAGCTCTTTCGTCTCTTTGTGGAGCTTCTACTTCTGTTTCTTGCATTTGTACAGGAGTTTCCACCTCTTGTAAAGAGGTATCTACTGTACTTAATTTATCTAATTTCATTTTAGCGTCTGTAAGGCGCTCTTGTGCGTTCACAATTTTTACTGCATCGCCTGCTTCATACGCTTTTTTATAGGCAAATTTTGCTACGTTTACGTCTTTTTCTGCCTGTTTTTTACTTTGTTCTATAAGTGCCTTATTAGACTTGTTAGCCGTTTCTAGCAAAGACCTATTTTCTTCCGCAAGCTGTTTGGCATAACGCTCAAGCTCTTTACGCTCGCGTTCCGCAGTTTCTTTTGCCCTGCGCTCATCGTGATAACCCTTGCTAAAATGCTGAATACGTTTACGAACTTTTTCAGAGTA